GGAAGAATTAACCCAATTCAACCTCACGCAATTCGCGACAGTGTGGGGACCTGGTTTTATCATCCTGGTCGGATTCTTCCTTTTGCTTCGACGGCTCATCGACCGCAGTTTCAGTGTCGCCGGTGAGCTTTTAAAGGGTGCGCGAAAGGACTTCAAGGAGTTTGTAAAAGCGCAGACTGATCAGGCAGGCGCAATGAGCGAGATGGCACTCACCCTGAAGGGGCGCGATGAGTCCGAGCGGGACGAGCATCGCGAAATTCTCATGTGCCTGCGGCTTCAGCAGGGACATTTGGTAGAGATGCAGAAATCTATAGAGGCGCTGCAAAAGATATATATGGAACAAGTTCGATTCACGCCCGACCGAGTATCGGGTGCGACGAGAAAAGGAGATCAGGATGGGTGTGCGCTTTGACCCGGAATTTGCCAGGGCCCAAGTGATCGAGCTCCTGTATCAGGAACATCCGGAGTTTACGCCGCGAAAGCTGCTCATTCGCTCGCTGGACACGTTGAATGTGACCCTATCGAACCAGCAGTTCAACTCCGTGGCCACGTATCTGCGCGACAAGGGATACGTGGAATTTCGGGTGAAGAAGCAGGCCGGGCGTGAGGATCATTACGCTTTTCGGCTGACTCCGAAAGGAGTCGATCTTTATGACGGTCACATCACCGACGAGGCGATCGCCCTGTAGGGGACTTCAATGAAGTCGAAGGCAAGACGACATTTCGCGGTGGACAAGCTTTCGGAGGAGGGGCGGGAGCTGGTGGTGGGCATGCTTTCGGTAGATGTGGGGCGGCGCCCTCCGTACATGGAGATCATCGGCGCCTTGCGGAACAGGACAGGCGAGGAGATATCTCTTTCGTCCCTGTCTCGTTATTACCATGCAATCGTGCTTTCGAGGCTCGAGGAAGAGAAGGAGCACTGGAAGACGATCCGGGAGCTCCAGGAAGCAGTCAAGACGGTTATCCGAGAGGCCCCGGAGAGTGACGCCGAGGAGATCGCCACGTACCTGGTGAACACGGCGCTCGTGGCGAACAGAGACAAGATCAGCGAGCTAGACATGGATCTGCTGCTTTTCGAGCAGAGAAAACGTGCCCAGCTCCAGCTCCAGCGCGACAAGCTCGATCTGGGCCACGAGAAGCTCGATCTCGACCGGGAGAAGCTGGCGTTGCTCAAGGCCAGGGCGGATCAGGCGGTGAAGGAAATCGAGGCGATTGCTCAAAAAAGCAACATTAGCGAGGAATTTTTAAAAGAAGTTCGAGAGCGATGTTATGGGATCATCGAACCAGCCGGCAATACGGCTAACTGAATATCAGAAGGACTGGTTTCTGGACAAGAGCCGGTTCAAGATCGGCATGATGTCCAGGCAGGCCGGAAAAAGCTTCGGCACATCCCTGGAGGCAGTGGATGATTGCATGGAGCGCCGAACGACGTGGGTTCTACTCTCTGCCGGGGAGAGGCAGAGCAAGGAGCTCATCGCCACGGCGGCCATGCACGCAAGGGCGTACAGCATGGCGATCCAGGAGCTCGACGAAACGTTCAGGGCTGAAAGCACTGAGTACAAGCAGCTCACGATCGCCCTGCCCAACGGCAGCCGGATCATCGGGCTCCCGGCGAATCCGAACACAGCCCGAGGCCATTCGGCCAACATCCTGCTCGACGAGTTTGCTTTCCACAAGGACTCGCGTGCGATCTGGCGAGCCCTGTTTCCTACGGTCACCAGGGGCTTCAAGCTCCGGATCATAAGCACACCCCAGGGGAAGAAGAACAAATTTTATGATTTGTGGTCCACGGGCGAGAAGTACAGCAAGCACCGTGTCGACATATACGACGCTGTGAGGGGCGGGCTCGAGCTCAAGGACGAAGAGGGTCGACCGAGCACACCTGAAGATCTGAGAGCAGCCCTCAACGATGAAGAGGGCTGGGCACAGGAATATCTACTCGAGTTCCTTGACGAGGTCTCGGCCTTCCTGACTTACGATTTGATCTCGACAGTTGAGCACCCGCAGGTCCACACCACGCCTTATTGGGTGGAGCTGCTCGTGGAGTCGGCCAAGAGAGCACACGAGGAGTACCTGAGATCGAAGATCGATCCGGGCGTGGACTACGAGGAAATCTTTGACGGTGTGGAGTTTCAGGGGGATCTCCACCTCGGGATGGACATCGGCCGAAAACGGGACCTCTCGGTGATCTGGCTCGACCGTGTGGTGGATCGAATCGCATGGACGGAGGCCGTGATCGAGTTGTCAAAGTGTCCATTTTTTATACAGAAGAAGGTGCTCTGGGGACTTCTCGGGCTGCCGGGAATGCGGCGGGGCTGCATCGACGAGACCGGGATCGGGGCTCAGCTCGCAGAGGAGGCGATCGAGCGGTTCGGCGAGCACATGGTCGAGGGTATCACCTTCACCAATGCGAACAAGGAAGTGCTGGCCGGAGGGCTGAAGACGAGCATCGAGGACCAGGCGTGCCGGATCCCGGTGGCCCGGACAGTGAGAGACAGCCTTCACTCGATCAAGAGATTCCAGACGCCCACGGGGCATTTCCGGTTCGACGCCGAAAGGACCGAAGCCACGGGACATGCGGATCACTTTTGGGCCAAGGCCCTTTCGACCCATGCGAATTCCGGAAGCTTTGTGGGCAAAGCTGATTACTTGAGCATAGGAAAGAGGCGTATGGCCTCTATACGTGGGACCTACTGATGACCCAAGAAAAAGCTACACGGCCCTCGCGGCCCAGGTCGGAGAAGGGCAGTCGATATCGAGGCCGGAAACCGAACCGGAATAAATCCCGGGCCCGTAATTCCGGGGACAAGCGGCGTAAGAAGCCGAACCTCCGGGAGGTGGCGGTCGTCTCCATATCCGATCGCTACAGCTCGTACCCGACGAGCGGACTCACACCGGAAAAGCTTGCTCTAGTGATCCGGGAGGCCAACGCCGGGTATTACACCCGGCTCATGGAGATTTATCAGGAGGTCCTGGAGAAGGACACGCACATCAAATCCCAGCTCAACACCCGGTACCTGGCAGTGACCGGGAAGCCCTGGGCGATCAAGGAAGCGAGCGACGATCCCCTCGACATGGAGATCGCCTATGCGGTGCGCGAGGGATTCAACTACATCGACCGATTTCGCACCGGGATCAGGGATCTGCTGGATGCGATCGCCAAGGCGTGGGCGGCCAGCGAGGTCATGTGGGAGTGGGTGAATACGGAGAACTCGAACGGAGGAGCCGTGGAGCGCGTCTATCCCTGGGCGATCAAGGCCCGGCCGCAGATAAAGTTCACGATGGATGAACAGGAGAATTTCCGGCTTCTCACGAAGACTAACCGGGTCAGGGGAGAGGCGATTCCGGATCGCAAGTTCATCTTCCACAGCCTGCCGGAACAAGGAAGCCTTCTTCGGGCCGGCGTGCTGAGAACGTTGCTTTGGCTCTTTCTCTTTAAAAACTACACGATCAAAGACTGGGTGAGCTTCGTGGAGGTCTACGGTCAGCCCTATCGAGTTGGGAAATACCCGGTGGGCGCCGGCGAGGAATACAAGGATGTGCTCACGCAGGCTGTGATCGGGATCGCCACGGACGCCGGGGCCGTGATTCCGCAGAACATGGAGATCGAGTTCAAGGAAGTGAATCGGACCGGATCGGTGCAGGCTTATGAGCGGTTCGCCGGATTCTGCAATGCCGAGATCTCCAAGATCATCCTGGGCCAGACGCTCACGAGCGATGTGGGCCGGGGCGGAGGAGGAGCTTATGCCCTGGGCAAGGTTCATGCAGAGGTGCGCCAGGACATCCTCGAAGCCGATTGCGTCGACTTGGAAGATACGCTCAACAGCACGCTCGTGGTGTGGATCACTGAGTTCAACTTCGGCAGCCAGGTCCGGTACCCGGAATTCAAGATCTTCTGCGAGCCCGAGGAGGACCTCAAGGTCCTGGCCGAGACCCACAAGACGGTGATCGTGGACATGGGCCTGCCGGTGGCCAAGGATTTTCTCTATGAGAAGTACAACATTCCCCGGCCGGCCGAGGGGGAGGAGCTCCTCGAGTTGCCGACCGGGGGGACTGATCCTTTGATGGCCAGGCGGCGAACTGCTTCCCCGATCGCTTCGGCGCGGGGCGTTCAGGACGATGATACAGCCGATCAGCGCACCCTCTGGGAGAGCGCCACTCGGGAGGGCATAGAAGCTTTCAAGCAGATCCTCGAGGCGATCGAGGCCGAGAGCGACGATGACCTGGTCAGTGAGGTTCCGGAGGCGGTTCTTTCGAATCTTGCCGAGCTTCTCTTCCGCACGATCATCACCGGCAAGCTCCTGGGCGAGGCGCATGTGTATAGCGAAATTAAGGAGGTGAAGCTCACGCAGAACGTGCGGGAGTTTCCGACGATCAAGCCCCTGACGCCGCAGGAGGCACTGGAGTATTTCAAGGCGAAGATTCCTGTGTGGCCCGAGGCATACGAGAAGCTGGCCGAGGCGGACCGGCCGCTGGCGTTCAAAGTGGCCGGGGTAACGAGCCAGACGCTCATCGACCGGCTGCATGAGAGTCTCACAAAGGCGATGGCCGAGGGCGAGAGCTTTAGGACGTGGAGAGAGGGGATCGATGAGCTCTTCGATCGGTACGGCTATACAGAGCTCGATCCTCACCACATCAAAAACATCTTCACCACGAACGTGCTTGCAGCCTATAGCGTGGGCCGCTACGAGAAGCTCCACGATCCGGAGATCGAGGATCTGATTCCGTATTTCAGGTACTGGTCGGCCCGGCAGCCGACTACACGGCCGAATCATTTGGCCATGCACGGGGTCCTGGTGAGTCGCCATCATCCGGTCTGGAAGAAGTGGTGGCCGCTCAACGGGTACCAGTGCAAGTGCCGGGTCACGGGGGCCACGGAGCGCCAGAAAGAGCGCTGGGGAATCAAGGAGCCGCCGCCCTTTGTCGAGCCGGATCCGGGCTGGGCCGGATCGCCTGGCACGCTCACGCAAGAGCAGATTTTCGGGGTGAAATAAGCGTCAGAACGCCGTGACCCGAGAGGTAATGGAAAGGGTCAGGAGAGATTGAAAAGCCCGCCACAGGGCCAGGACGGCCCTGGAAAGGCTCGAATTCGAGGGACACGAGACAATGCCATTGACCACGGAAGAAGCCAGGCGCCGGCAGGAAGATCGGGCCGGCAAATACAAAATCGAGATTAAAGAAGGCGGTCACGTCACCAAGGCGGCCGAATGCACTCATCTCAACGATGACGAATTCGCCGATCCGGTGAATTACCGCTGTCCCATTGACCAAGCCCACATTCGAGCGGCTGCGAGGTACTGGGGAAAGGAGGAGAACAGGGCTCTATATACAGAGGCCGAACAGGCGATCGTCACGGAGCGAATCGATGAAGCGTTCAAGCGCTTTAAAGTAGGGCCGTACAGTGAGAACTCAGCCATGGGACCCTCGGTGCCTTTTGCGCAAGGCGAAGGCGAGTCCCCACGCGAAATCCAGCTCTGCCCCCTTGGCTATCATTACCGGGGAAGCCGGCCCTTCTATCTCGCTTCGGAAGATATACCGACGATCATAGCCAACTTCGAGGAATGGCCTCCGGACGTGCCAATCGATTATGAGCACGGCACCCACAGGCAGGGCGAACAGGGGCTCAAGGCGCCGGCTGCCGGCTGGATCGGCAGGCTCATTGACGGAGGCGACAGGGGGCTACTGGCAGAGGTTACAGAATGGACGCCGGAAGGTGCTGATCACGTGCTCGATAAGGAATATCGCTACGTCTCCCCGGTATTTCTCCTGGACGAGAATGAGCACGCCATGGATCTGTTGAGCGTCGGCCTCACGAATATCCCAGGGACACCCATAAATCCGGTGATGAACCGGAAAAATCAAAACCAGAAGGAGATGCAAATGGAAGAGTTAATCAAGAAACTTCGAACTCTCTTCGGCTTGAATGACCAGGCCGGGGAGGATGACATTTACAAGTCGGCCGAGACGAGTATGAACCGGATGGACCCGGTTCGCAAGGAGCTGGGTTTGGCCGATGACGCGGCCGACGAGCAGGTGCTCGAAGCGATCAAGGTGAGTGCTAACCGGATCGCGCATCCGGAAGTGCTCAAGCTTCTCAAGCTCGATGACAAGGCCGGTGTGGCCGAAGTCACCGGCAAAATTGTTACTCTCCAGAACGCAAGCGAAAACCGGGGGGATGTGGGCACCCGGATCGAGCAGCTCGAGAAGGACGCCAAGGAGCGGCGCCGTGATGAGCTCGTGGACCGGGCCAAGAAGGAGGGGAAGATCACGGCAAATCAGCTCGACTGGGCCAAGAAGATGGCCGAGGACGATCCCAAGGGATTCGAGAAGTTCCTCGAATCGGCCCCTGTGGTCGTAAACACCCGCGAGCTCGGCAACGAGAACGCGGACACAGGCAGTGGGGATGCTCTGATAGATGAGGGCCAGGCATCGGTCAACCGGCAACTCGGCATCACGGACGAGGTCTTTAAGAAGCACAACACACCGGCCACGGCCTGAGTGCCGGAGCGGCAAGAGAACGACGAAGAGAGCGGAGAAGAAGCGAGGGGAGCCGGAAAGCAGTCAAGCACTGAAGAATAACGCGAAAGGAGAAAATAACAATGGCACTCACTGCAGATCGAAATACCAAACGGAAGGACGGCGAGCTCATCACCGGAAAGATGGCCGCCTCCGAGATGATCTACCAGGGGGCCCTGTGCATGTTCGACGGCGGCTACGTGAAGAACGGAGCCGAAGCGGCAAGCAAGGTCGTGGCCGGCGTGGCCGAAGCCCAGGTGGACAACTCGGCCGGCGAAGACGGGGATCTCACGATCACCCTGCGCCGGAAGAAGATGTTCCTGTTCGCCAACAGCTCCACGAACGCCCTGGACCAGACCCACGTGGGCGGCCCCTGCTACATCGAGGACGAGGAGACCGTGAGCTCCAACTCCACGGACACCACGGAGGCCGGAACGGTCATCGAGGTCACCTCGGAAGGAGTGTGGGTCCACATCCCGTAGCGGCATGAGGGAACACGGTTTTCACTGACTACTGACTGTAATTTCACAAGGGAGGAAATCACCATGATATTGGACAAAGCAAATCTGGAACGGGCGGCCAAGAGCTTCCGGGCTCTCTATTACGAGGCCCTGGAAAAGCTTCCCGACCCGATTTACAAGCTTCTGGCAATGGTTGTGACGAGCTCGGCACAGGAGGAGAGCTATAACTGGCTCGGCGAGACTCCCCTTCTCAAGGAGTGGTTCGATGAGCGGCAGATCGAGCGGTTCAAAGCCTACGATTACACGGTCCGAAACAAGGACTGGGAAGCCACGATCGCGGTCGGTCGGAATGACATCCTGTTTGACAAGCTGGGTCTCGTGCGGCCGAGGATCGAGGGCCTGGCGGCCGAGGGTCCGCGCCACTACGAGCGTCTGATCCTGGCGCTCTTCCTGGCGGGATTCGATACTGCCTGCTACGACGGGCAATACTTCTTCGATTCCGACCATCCGAACGACTCCGAGGGCACGCAGAGCAACGTCACCGATGCGGTACTGGCGGCAGACGCCTATGCCGATGCTTATGCAGCGATGATGTCCCTCAAGAGCCACAAGGGCGAGCCCCTGGGCGTGCGGCCCACTCACCTCGCCGTTCCGCCCCAGCTTCGCGCGACGGGTTTGGAGATCCTCAAGGCGGAGCGGCTGGACAGCGGGGCCACAAACGTCAACAAGGACTCGGCCGAGCTCATCGTGGTTTCAGAGTGGAGCGGAGACGCCACGAAGTGGGGGCTTTTCGATCTGAGTAAGCCGATAAAACCCTTCATCCTCCAGATCGTCAAGGAGGCCGAGTTCGTCGCCCTGGACATACTCACCGACGAAAACGTGTTCATGCGCAAGGAATACCTCTACGGCATCGACACGATCGACAACGTCGGCTTCGGGCTCTGGGAGCTGGCCTACGGGTCGACCGGGGACGCCGAATAAGTCGTCGGGGCACTGAAGCAAAGATACGCTGAAGTTTCCTGGGCGGCGCTCAGCCGCCGCCCAGGATTCACCAGAAAGGAGCTAGCAAAATGGCAATCAAGATCATCTCGAAGCAGGAAGGGTTCATGCGGTGCGGAATCAAGCACTCCGCGGAGCCGAAGGTCTACCCGGACGACAAGTTCAGCAAAAAGGAGCTCGCGCGCCTCGAGGGCGACAAGATGCTCATCGTCGTCGATGTGCCGAATTCCGAGCTCAAGAAGAACGGTAAGGAGAAGTAAGTGCCTTACCTGGAGCAAACCGACCTTCTTGAGCTCATCGACGAGGCGACTCTCATCTCCCTCACCGATGATGCAGATGACGGCTACGTGAACGAGGAGATCGTTGCCGAGGTCCTCGATACGGCCGAAGAGGAGGCCATGGGGTACATAGCAAATCGGTACTCCGTGCCTCTTGTAGAGGTGCCCGGCGTAGTGAAGAAGCACACGGTGGCGATCGCCGCCCATGCTCTTTACTCGAGGCGCATGGATCCTCCCGATCGGATCGTGACGGCCCACAAGAATGCGATCAATTATTTCCTCAAGGTCGCAGACGGCAAGGCCCACATTCAGGGGGCGACTCCGAAGACCGATCCGGCCACGCGCACGAGCGCCGGCCGCACTGACGGGAACGAGAGGCTCTTCACCCGAACGAAGCTCGAGGACGCCTGATGAAGATCGCAATGAGGACCGAGGGGCATGCCAAGCTCGACGACATCCTATTCAGGGTATTCGAAGGCGGGGCGTCTCCTCGGCCGCTCATGAAGGCGATCGGGGCGGCTCTTGTGGCGTCTACAACCGATCGGTTCGACCGGGAGGTCGATCCGGACGAGGAGTCCTGGGAGCCTCTCAAGCCGGCTACGGAAAAACGAAAAGGGCACAAGCGAATCCTCCAGGATACTGAGGACCTTGCCGGGAGCGTCGACAGCCAGGTGGATGACGACGGTGTCCAGGTCGGTACGAATAAGGAATACATGGTCTACCACCAGGACACTGAGGAGACCGAGGACATGGAGCGCAAGATCATCCCGGAGCGGGGTGTTTTCGGTATCAGCGATGAGGACCGCGAAGACATCGAGGACTTGGCTGATCGATTCATGAAGAAGCTTCTCAAGGTGTGATGATGCTCGAAGAGATCGGAAATTTTCTCACGGACACCCTGGTCACGGCCGGGATCAAGGAGAGTGCTATCTGGGTCTCTTTTCTCGGACGAAAGGACGAGAAGGAAAAGGCCCAGACGCTCAAGCCTCCATCGGCCGAGCTCAGAATAAGGCGCGATGAGAGGAGTCGCGACGGCACGATCGTCAAGCGCACGGTAGATGATGAGAACAACCAGATTCATCTCACCAGGCGCATCAACAAGCGCGAAGTGGACATCGAGATCCACCTTCGGGTTATAGAGCAACGCGACTTCGATGGGATCAAGGATGCCTTCGTCGATGCTCTCGATCACTGGGTGGTCGATGCTGAATCGTTTGATATTCGATCGGTACCGAGCAGTTGCCGGTGGCACCAGAAGGCCCGGCGCGATCGGCGCAGATCGGCGCTTGTGGTGAGCTTCGAAGGGGGAGATTACAAGACAACCAGTGTACCGAGATTTACGGAAGTAACCTTTGACATACCGGAATAAGGGGGCTTGAAAACATGCCATCCGAAGAGAAGAAGGAAAAATCAGGTCGGCCTCAGACTTATACGATCGAACAGCTCGAGCGCCGCACTGATACGCCGAGCTATGTCACAGCCGGAGCACAAGTGCGCTACGGCTGGACCACGGAGACTCGGCTCGCTCAGGCGGAATTCGAGCGCCAGATCAAGCAGTTCCTGGGGCCGAAGCGAATCAGGAAATAACGACTCCAACCATAAGGAGGAACGATCATGTGGGGAGGAGTAACAGAATACATCCAGGACGGCAACCTTGGGTTGCCGCCCACGGAGGTGGAGGGTGCTCTGTTTTTCGTCGGCGTGAGTGATACCGGCGAAGCGGAAACCCTCTACTATATCGACAAGAACAGCAACGTCCGGGGCGATCTGGGCCTGGGACCATTGCCCACCAAGATCCTCGACGCCCTGGCCGTGGGATCTGAGAAGACCAAGATCGTCGCGGTGAAGGCCACGAGCGACGTGACCGGCTCAAGGGGTACCATCACGCACTCCGGGACCGGGAGCGCCACGTATGCCTCCAGCGGGGATCCCAAGGACGAGTACCAGTTTCTCCTCGAGATCCTCACGGGAGGAGAGCTCGCGGATGCCGTCTACAAATGGTCCCGCGACGGCGGGCGTCACTGGTCCGGAGAGCTCGCGTTTTCCGGTGTCGGGGCGGTCGTGCTCGGGGATACCGGCGTGACGATCACCTTCACCGAGGGCGTGCCGCCGAGCTTCGTTGCCAGCGACACCTACGCCTTCAACACCACGGCTCCGGATGCCTCGCTGGCGAACAAGCTCTCGGCGCTCAACTGGGCGATCGAGCGCGTGGCCGTGGAAGGCATCGTGATCCTGGGCGAGAGCGATGCAGCGGCTTGGGCCTCGTTCGGAACGTGGGCCGACACGAAATTCACCGAGCACCGGCCGATGTTCATGCTGCTCGAGTCCACGGCTCCGGCCGATGGGGAGGCGCTGGCCACATGGGTTGCGGCCCGAGTGACGGAGAGGGCCACCTACTCCCATGCGCGTGTTTCTGTGGTGGCCATGGGAGCGAACATTACTGACGCCGATGGCAACGCGATCGGCCGAAACGGAATCGGCCTGGTGGCCGGGACCATTTCGAAGATTCCGACGATGCGATCGATGGGGAACGTGAACGAGTGTCCCCAGACGCCGGCGTTGGCGCTCTATCCGGCGCTCACAACAGCGCAGGCCAAGACCCTCGACGACAACGATCTCATCACCTTCCGTCATTACGTGGGCCTGGAGAACATCTTCATCACAGACGGCCACACGATCGCCGCCGCCACGAGCGACTATCAGAAGCTCGAAACGCGGCGCGTGGTGGACAAGTCCGTGAGGCTGTGCCGTGTGGCGGCGCTACGGAAGGTCCATAGCGAGACCGAAGGGGCCGAGGGCGACGAGAGCGGTCTCAAGGACCTCGAGAATCACCTCGAACAGGCCCTGGAGCGTATGAAGCATCCGGTACGCGAGATCACGAACTACGGTGTCGTGATACCGGAAGGCCAGGACATCATCGGCACGAGCGAGGTTCAGGTGCAGCTCTCGATGGTGCCGGTGCCGATCATGCGGAATATAACCCTTAACTTCGGGCTGGCTGTTTCGCTGTAGTCCGGCCGAGCCTCAGTAAGGAGAGATCATGAGTGTCAATGGCAAATATTTCTCATGGGAGGACATCACCATTTTCCTCCCTCAAGGTGCGCTCCTCGATGTCCAGGACATCGAGTACAGTGATGAGAAGGAGGTGGAGGAGGTCTACGGCAAGGGCTCCAAGCCGGTGGGCTATGGGCGCGGCAACTACAAGGGAGCGGGGAAGCTCACCCTGAAGCGTGAGGGCTACGATCAGCTCATGGCTTACTGCAAGACCCAGGGCAAAGCCTTCTACGGCCTGGATCCCTTCCCCATCACGGTGAGCTACGCCAACAGCAATGATGCGCCGGTCACCGACAAGCTCAAGGACTGCAAATTCACGAAGCGTGATTTCAAGGGCGCCCAGGGCGACAAGAGCGTAAACGTGGAGTTGCCGTTCATCATCATCGGTGGGATCAACTCCGATGGAGTGGACGCGACCGCAGACAACACGAGCCTTCACTAGGCGATTCGGCCTAACTGGCCGAGGCGATGATGGAGAGTAAGGAAATGACGAACGAGTTGAAGGCCAAGATCGAGGCTTGGAAGAAGGAGCACGGCGAGCTCTCAGAGCTCATTGTGAGCTGGGATGTGGAAGGCGTTGAGCAGAGCCGTTCCTTTATCGTTCATAAGCCGAAGCCGGCGAGCTTCGATATTCTCATGCAGGGGATCATGCAGAAGCCCACGAAGGCGATGAAGAACTTCGTGATCTCGGTGCTCCTGCATCCGAGCCAGGAGGAGTTCCTCTCCCTGGCGGAGAAGTATCCCGGCGTGCTCATGAACCTGGGCAACTCGATCCTCGAGGAGTTCGGCATCAAAGCCGACGTAGTTAAAAAAAAGCTCTAGAGATAAGGTCCTCGCCTCTGCGCGAGGGCCTTGTCCTCATCAGGCACTACTTCGGCATAGACGCACGGAAATTCAACATGGATGAATTCATCGAACACTACTCAGAAGCTTGGTACATGGTGGAGTTGGAGCGGGATATCCTGGCCAGCGCGATCGGGAAGGCTTTTGGCGTGAAAGATCAGTGATTCGCAGATGAAAGATTGGAGGCTTTCAGGGCTTTTTCACGGGCATCTTGAGCCCGCCAGCCCTCTATAAAGGACTCTTTCCAGACGTGGGTGACAATGCGGAAACAGGCATAGGTGAGTTTGACAAGCTTGGGACCGAAATAAACCAGAGCCCAACAGAGACCGATGATCGCGCCAATGCCGAAGAAAAAGAAGACGGGACCGAGAGCTTCAAACATGGCAGCACACCTCCTGAGATGATTACAGTATAGGGCAACAAGGACCTCCAGTCAAATGGATTCGATCTTCGAATTGGCCGTCATAATCAAGGCCATTGATCAGATCTCCGGGCCGATAAAGAGCGCTCGCAAGGTGCTCGGGGATTTCGATAAATGGGCCGGCAAGGCTGACGGTATGGTTCGGTTCGGAGAACGGGCCGGCGTGGCCAGCGCCTTCATAGGTGCATCGGCGGCCAAGATGCGCGGAGCTCTGGGAGAAATCCTGGGGCCGCTCACTGAGGTCGAAGACTCCATGGCCAAGGTGCAAAGCGTCATTACTCCGATGAGCGGGGATATGGCCGCCTCGATGGCGAACATGAAAGCGGCGGCCCTGGACTGGAGCAAGGCTCATACCGACAGCGCCACAGAATTTCTCGACACCTCATACATGATGCTCTCAGCCGGACTCAACGAGGCAGCCGCTGTTGAAGCAACGCGTACAGCGATGGCCGTGGCCACGGCTACGATGGGCGATAACGTCGAAGCGGCTGATCTCATGGCACGCGTTTACAACAACCTGGGTGATCAGAGTGCCGATGTAGCAGGGGAGATGAGCCGGCTGGGCGATATCCTCACCAAGACTCAGCAGACCTTCCAGATCGCAAACCTCAACCAGCTCGCCACGGGCCTTCAGTATGGGATCCCAGTGGCCAAGCAGTTCGGTATCTCTGTTGAGCAGGTCAATGCCTCTATCGGCATGCTCAATACTCTCGGCCTGCAAGGATCGATGGCAGGCACGGCTTTTGCCGCTACCATGCGGAACATGATCAAGGCCAGCGGTGAGCTTGGATTTGAGATGGCTCGAACGGCCTCTGGCGGTATCGACTTTGTCGGAACCGTGGAGAACATCCGGGCCGTGTACGGTGATTTTTCAAAGATGACCGATCGACAGAAGACTGCCTTCCAGAAGGCGTTTGGAGACGAGGGCCTGCGGGCTGTCTCGGTACTACTTGGCAAGACAGGGGAGCTGCGATCGGCCCTGGGTACAGTGACCGGATCGGCCGGGGCGACCACGGCGGCGATGATCACGATGGAAAGTACATCCAGCGCCCAATTCAGAATTCTTCACAACAACCTGGACGCTGTGAAGGTGACGATCGGCGAGCACCTTCTTCCTATGATCAATCGCGGGATCCCCATTGTACAGAAGCTCATCACGAACATGGGCCGGTTTGCCGAGGCTCATCCGGGACTGATGAAGATCGGCGTGAGCCTCCTGGCGATCATGGCAGTGCTCCTAAGCATTATTGCTCCTATCCTCTCGGTAGGTGCCGGTTTTATGTTGATGGGAGGCTATGGGCTCAAGGCGGTTCTTGGAGTAGTGAGCGCGCTGCAGTGGCTCCTGCGGATCATGATATCCGGCAGTATCCAGGGCGCTGCAAAATCGATCGGTGTGGGATTCAGGTGGGGCTTCGGCCTGGCCAGGACGGCCGTGCTTCGAAGCGTTACGGTCCTCCGAGCGTTCTCTCTCGGAGTTCTCCAATTGGCACGCCAGGCGCTCATTGCACTGATCGGCGTGCTGCCCGGCCTTATCGCTTCGGTATGGGCCTTCACGGCCGCTCTGCTTGCCAACCCGATCACATGGGTCGTGCTGGCTGTCGTGGGCCTTGGAGCCGGGCTCTGGGCCCTGATCAAGCACTGGGACACTGTGAAGGTGGCTTTCATGCAGGCCGTCGACTGGATCATGGGGTTTGGAAAACAGATGTATGCAGCCGGGGCTGCCCTATTTGCTTCCTTCACCGAGGGCCTGAAAAGCCTGGCCTCCAAGCCCGTCGAGTTCGTGAAGAATACCCTGGGTAAAATCCGGGCAATGCTTCCGTTTTCCGATGCCAAGATGGGGCCGCTGGCTGATCTGAGCCGGTCCGGGGAAGCATTCAACGAAACCCTGAGCCGGTCGATCGAGAAGTCGAGCCCCCGGCTGATCTCTACAGTGAAAGCCGAGCTCGGCGAGCTCCTCCCACAGCCGGCTCCGGCAGCCGCGCCGGCAGCCGAAACAGGTAGCGGCGAGAGGGTGATCAATATCAATATCAACGGCGCAGCTCCGAATATGATCGAGCAGATTGCGGCAGCCGTTAAACTAGCCGTGGAGGCCACCTGATGGCCCTCGATGTGAGCAAAATAGCCTCCAAGGACGTGGGGGCCGTAAAGCTCGATTCATCCCTGTTTCCGGATGCGATCCAGTTCATGCGGATCGAGCAGGAAGTGAAGATGGAGCGCGTCGAGGTGGAAGGGCGAAGCGGCCGGGCAAAGCTCGCAGAGGGATTCCAGGACGCAGACATCTCCATTGAGTTCAAGCTCACGGACGACAGCCCCGAGGGGGGCGCCACGGCAGTCGAAAAGCTCCAGTACATCCAGGACTTCTTCAGGAAAACGGACAACAGGGGCAAGCCCAATATCTACAGGCTCTCAAATGCACACACCAAGGCGCGAAAGATCGGGCAGGTGATTTTCCTTCGGCTCAGCAGCCGGGAGACCAACAGCAAGGATACCCTGATTGCGACGCTGCATTTCACCGAGTATGAGCCGATCGCAGTCACGATCGAGGATCAGGCCAATCAGATGAGCCTGGCCGAGTCAACCCGGCCCTCCGAGGCAGACGAACTGGATCAGCTCATGAGCTATGAGGAGCCCGACATGTCCATAGGTCCTCCCTGGCCTACGGATGACGCCGTGGCTCCCGAGATGCCTTCGTGAAGACACCATACTTTGCAGTGAAGCTCGAACTCTACATCAACGGACGGATTGTGGACGATCTGCCGAGCGAGTTCGAGGTGTGGCATTCGGTTGCCAACAGCAACGGTGAGGGAAGGCTTCTGTGGAGATCCCCGAGCACCGATCTCCTCGAGGTATGCAATATCGCCAGGGACGATCTGATCGAGGTGAAGTGGGGATTCAGAGAGCAAGCCATCAATACGATCTTCCAGGGATGGATATTTGATGTAAGCCCGACAAAGACGCTCGTGCTTCAAGGAACCTCGGCGAGCCCGACCTTCCGGTCGACCCGGATCACCAGGTCCTGGAGCGACATCGATCCCTACACGGTGATCAACTACGCCCTTGAGCAGGCAGGCATTACCGATTTCGACCTCTCTGGGCCGGCGCTTCCAAAGCGGGATCACTTCGTGGCCAACAGCGATACTATCCCGGCGCTGCTCGCCAAGATCCGGAAGACCTGGGAGATCGGCTGGAAGTGGTATTTCGACCTGGAAGGGAAATTTCACTTCCATCCATGGATCAATCCGGGCAACAAGATCACCAAGCTCGAGTATGCCCAGAACATAGTCAGCCTCGAGCCCGGTGAGACAGTGAGCCGGCTCCTTACAATTCCGATGAGTCATATCTGGGCCGGGGATATCATTACGATCGTCCATCCCCAGGTCGGCCAGGGCAACTTCAGAGTGGATACGGTCAATCATTATCGACGCGCAGGGCAGAACCGTACTGCGCTTTTCTATCGAGAGACAGCGTGATGGATGTGGCGGAGCTGAGATATCTGTTCAAGCGGCTCGTCGAGAGCCTCATGCCGGACCTCTCCACATATCGGCAACATCCGGTGCGGGCTCGGGTAACTAAGGTCTACACAGACAGATACGTGGTCGACGTGCAGCCGATAAAGCCCGACCTCTCCGATGATGAAGCGAAGCCTGAAATCCCCACGGTTCCACTTCCTACGCGATGGGCGGATCCGAGTGAGACAGTCGGGCTGTTTGCCCACATCCCGGTGGACACGATCGTTCGAATCGGATTCTATGGCGGCGATCCGAACCAGCCCTATATCGATGACGTTCTCGGCAGCAGTTCTCCCGAGCTCTCCGAGGGCCTGGTATCGCTCAAGGCGGCAAAGGATTTGAAGCTTGAAGCGATAGCAGGGGATGCGACGATCGCGGGAACAAACACCAGGCTGGGAGATGGGGCAAATAAGAAGCTGATCATCGAGACGTTTCAGGCCCTGTTCGATACCCATACACACGCTGGAGTTCAGGCCGGATCCGGAAGCACCGGGCCTCCGAGCACTCCAATGAATCCGTCTCATATGACCACCACAGTGGTGGCAAAGGCTGACTGATGAGTAGCTTTCTGGGTGCTGATATCGCTCTCGATGCAAACGGAGACTTCATCGTCGACACCGATGGGGATCTGGCATTGGTAGAGGGTCGCGATTGTCTCGGTCAGGACATCCGGCATCGGGTTATCACTCCCAAAGGAGCCCTCTGGTACGACGAAGATTACGGTGTTGGGCTGCAGCAGCATCTTCACAGCGAAGATCGCTCTGGATCACGAACTGAGATCGAGAAGAACATAGAGGAAGACCTCACGAAAGAACCCAGGGTCGATCCTTTTTCCATCGAAGCACAAGTTACGGAAATGACCGCCGACGAGATCAAGCTTATGCTCGCGGCCACTCCCCAGGGCGAGTCCAATCCACTCAACCTGGTCGTGGGCGCCGATTCAGAAGGCGTTACGGAGGAGTAGATGGCAGTCACCATAAAGGACGAGGATACTCTTTACGAAGAGTTAAAAACGGACGCACAGTCCGAGATCCCCGCCATCACAAATTACAATACCGGGGGCGTGTGGGCTTCCATCCTTCGAATCATCGCTCGGGGCCTGGCCGCCCTGTACAGCCTTCTTCGCACAATCATCCGTTTGCTCTTCCTGGATACCTCAGAGGGGGGCTGGTTGGATCTCAAAGCGGCCGAGTACGACAACACCCGTCATGCGGCTGTCAAGACCGAAGGTGACGTCACCTTCGGCCGGACCGGCACTATCGGCAATATCACGATCGAAGTGAATAAGATCGTAGCCACCGAGGTCGACTCCCAGGGGCATGAATATCGCTACCTGGTGACCGAGGAGACAGTCCTCGAGGACGGCGAGAGCGAAGTGGATGTTCCAACGAGAGCAGAGCAGGCGGGAGCATCCTACAATGTGGGGCCAGGCACGATCACCCGTCTTATCACCCCGATCACAGGGATCGAATACGTCACGAACGGAGCCAGTTGGCTGACCAAGGAGGGGAGCGCCGCCGAGGAGGACGATGCGCTGATATCGCGCTGTCAGAACAAGTGGCCGCAACTGGCCCGAGGATCCAACGACGAGGCGTATCAATCCTGGGCCATGGAAGTGACCGGTGTGGTCAGCGCTTTTGTAAACGGAAACGATCCGAGGGGCAGGGGAAGTGTCGACGTGCTCATCACCGGAGCTGCCGGGCCTCCTTCGCCCGAGTTGGTGGAGGATGTTCAGGATTATATCGATGCCCGCAGGCCGCTGTGTGCCGACGTGCTCGTGAAAGGACCCGATGAGGTTCCGGTCAATATTGATATCACAGTGACCGCAGAGCCCCACGACGGCGATCTCGATGCGATCAAGCTGGACTGTGAGAATGCGATCAACGCTATGTTCACGGCCAGTGAGGATTATCCGGCGATCGCCCAACAGCAGCCGGGATGGGACTTCCGCAAGGCTCGAATTGTTTCCTCTGTCATGTCATGCGAGCATGTCATTAACGTCGTCGTTAACACTCCGGCCCTGGATGTAGAGATCGATCCTGACGAGCTGGCGACCAAGGGCACCGTGAACGTCACCGTAGTTCGAGGCGAGCAATACTGATGACCTTTCTCTCGTACCTGTGGGAAAAGCTGGCCCACATCATCTTCAAGAAGCGCGTGCTCGCCACGAAGCGAAAGGTGCAGGCGCTCCTCGAGATTGTCGGCGACAAGATGGACGATCTCCGAGCAGAGATATATCAGGCCAGGCTCGATCTGCTACTAGCTAAAGCTACTGGCGAAGGGCTCGATCGTCATGGCAGGAACCGTAAGCTTTACAGGCAGAGCGGAGAGAGCGATGAGGACTATCTAGACCGCTTGCTCGGTGCCTGGGATTATTACGGCATGACCGGCACACTAAACTTATATGCGGTAGCGCTGCATATGTATCTAAGTAGCGGATTTTTAATTGACCAAGCCTATGAGCTCTTTGAAGCCTATGAAACCGACGATCCTCGTCCGAACTGGAATGAGTTTGCTTTCATTGTCGATGATGTAATTCATCCTACGATCACGGAGGCCGAGCACAGGGTCCTCAAGCAGGCAATGAATAAGTATAAGCCCTCACATACACGGGGTCAGGTCGGGTATTGCCAATTTCAATGTGATGATACAGGGTCTCTCGTGGATCGAGACCTGCTTACTGTGTAGGAGCCACAAATGCCGATAAGAGATTACCAGCCCTATATGGATGTTCGAAGTGCAGATCTGGACGACTGGCAGGCCAAGATACATTCGATGCTTCGGCCTGGGTTGCTCGGTGATGCTGATCTTATGGAACCAAACCTCAACGTGCCAGGCGATTCTGTTGGATTCAGTGAGATTCCCTCCGGAGAAGCCATCTATTCAGATTATACGTACCTCTCCGAGCTCAAATCGCAAAACCATACCTTCACCTCTGAGGCAACCGGCACGTACAAGGTCTACATCGATTCGTACTACAATGAAACTGGCAATCCTTATTACCAGGCTGAGATCAAGGTCACTACCGGATCGGTAGACGAGGATCGGTACCTGGTGATCTGCACAGTGGACTGGGATCTTCCAACGACCACTTTATCAAACCTAGTCGACCTGAGAGAGGGGAAGTTCGGACACATTTGGCGCTACGCAGATAAGAGCCTGCTGCATCGTCAGATCGCGTCTGGAGTGATCCACGACCAGCGCCGTAATGTCCCGGAGCTGGCCCGCCTGTTGGACGTGCCCTATATAGATGATCGCCCAAAGATCTTCGAAGCAGACACGGGTGAGAACTACTGCCGGGCCCTCTGCTTTGACGGCACATATATGTACATGGGCCTCTACACCACACCGGGCAAGATCATCAAGATCGATCCTGCAACAATGACCCAGGTAGGAAGTACCCTCACTCTCAATACCGGTGAAGATTATATCACGGCACTCATCGGCGGGATCGGTGTCAATCCAAATTTGTATGCCGTCTGTCACACAAATCCGTTTGTTTTGGTGGCAATACAGGCCGGGGGCACTGGCGATATGATTCGGCTTGGGTCGTTTACCGGTGACTCAGGAAACAACGAACGCAATGCTAACGCGATCGCCTACGACGGAACCTATCTCTATGTTGGCATGGGGCATGCTGTTCCTTTTCGAATCGTAAAAATCGATCCTGGAACTATGGCTCAAATGGGAAGTACCCTGAACGGCACCTCTCCGGAGGATGGATGTCTGAGCCTCGTTTTCGATGGAGAATATCTCTATGCCGGCCTCGATGAGGATCTTTCCACAGATCCGTGGCGTGTTGTGAAGATCGACATCTCCGGTACCAGCCCGACCAAGATAAGCACAATGTCCTTCGATGACAACTACAACAAAGTCGCTGATCTCGCCTTCAACGGAACATCTATTTTCGGCATTCTCAACACGGGTCCACCACGCATTATCGAGATCAATCCGAACGGCGACGAGACCGACATGATCTACTGCGGTTATCTGGATCTTAACAGCGATGATGGCGAAGAGGGCCATGCACTTGTTTTTGATGGTCTCCATATCCATGCTGCCGTGTATTCAGGTACGAGGGCATTCATCTGCAGAGTGCTCGGCAATCGGGCTCAGATCGATGCCTGGGCGAATCAACTCGCAGTTCCCAAAGCATTATGTTTCGATGGGAGATATATCTACGCAGGTTTTGATTCATCTCCGGCGAAGCTCCTTCAAAAACTGCCGATATAAAACGGACGATCGAAATGTCGAAACCAGAGCCCATAGCGGTTAAAAAGACT